CCAGTAAGCGGGGAAGAGAGACCGGTATGCGTGAAATCTTTACCCTTTGTTCGTCGTTCGTCCAAGAAAGTTTTCAGCGCACCCATATTATATATTCACATATTCTTGAATCCTTAAACGATTCACTCGGTTGATAAAATATATATGCATTACAATAAGTAAACATGCCTGGGTGTGATGCGGTGCGTACTATTCCTCAAGACGGTGGTGGGACGTGTTGGTTCAACGCGCTGATCACAGCCTTATTTTACAGCGACGGTATGTCCGCGTATCTCAAAAAAGTCATTCCCGAAGTGCGTAAGAAAACGAAGTCAGTGAAAAAGAGAGAAATCTTGAATGTCCTCGAAGAACTTTTGAATGCCCGAGAAATAACAGACGCACGGGAATTTGATAAGTTTTACAAAGCGTTAGAACCACTGAATATATTGCGATTGCTCCATAAAAAAGACAAAATGTTTTACTTCGATCCCAACAAAAGAGAAGGACACAAATCCGAAACATATCTCGTCATGTTGTTTCAATTCCTTGGAATAAAGGACAAAATCATTTTCATCACATTGCGCAAAGGGAAGTATTACTTCAGCGAAGTGAACGATTATTCGTACAAAGGGATATACGACAGTAAAAAAGGAAGACACTTGTTCGAAAAAAATGGAGAAAGAAAGAAACCACCGTCAAAATACATGAGAGCGCCTAGGAATTATGATTTTGCCCCATGGATGGCGCTCGATTACAACGCGTACGACATGGTTGTCGTATCAGAGGTCTCACCCATAGCTACTCGATATTACGACGTGAGTGAATTCCCATTGACGATGGAAAACCACAAGTTGAACATATTTGGCATTCCATTCGTCGTGGACAGTTTATTACTCATGAATTTCAACCGTGATGTGTGTAATAAGGGTCACGAAATCGCCGGTGTCACGTGTAAAGGAAAGAGGTATCTGTACAACGGATGGGTGAAACGGTTAAAATCACAAAATATATCGTATAGACCGACAAAATCATGCAAACTCTTTCCATTCGATTGGATGAAGATCAAATCTAATTTTACATTAGATAGGAAGGGTTGCGAAATACATAAGACGAGAAAGGTCGACAAAGGTGACATGACTTTTAACGTGAACCGTAAGCGCACCTACATTTACATTAAAGAATCACTCATCGGATCGGAAAAATGTAAAGATGGCAAAGTCATGAACCCGGTAACCGGTCGGTGTGTCAAGAAACTTCCGAAGGCAGCTCCTAAGGTTGCTCAACCGGTTGCGAAAAATAAACCCCCGTGCCAAGATGGCAAAGTTCGCAACCCGGCGACCGGTCGGTGTGTCAAGAAACTTCCGAAGGCAGCTCCTAAGGTTGCTCAACCGGTTGCGAAAAATAAACCACCGTGTAAAGATGACAAAGTCAGAAATCCGGCGACCGGGAGGTGTGTCAAGAAAAAGCCTGTGCAAAAGGAAGTGCCAAAGGTGGCGTCTAAGGTCGAGCTACCGAAAAACGAAGTTCCAAACCGGAATGCACCTGTTCCGCCAAAAAATGAAGTTCCAAATCAGGTTGTTCCGAAAAAGAAAACGCGTTTTCCGATGACTAAAAAAGCCATAGCCGAAATAAAACGAATGTTAAGGAAAGTAATCGCCTAAAGAGTCACATACCATATAGTATATCAATCAACACAAATACGACCAACATGAACTACGATAACGGTAAACAGGACATCATCGGCATCAAGCAGGAGCAGGACATCATCGGCATCAAGCAGGAGCAGGACATCATGCGGGACATTCATCGTCGGCTTCAACACACGCTTCATAACTGCTTCTCATCTGGGGGTGGTTGGAACTACATACGGACGAAGGGAGGGAAAACACAGAAATCCGAAAAATCTTACAAAGCGGTCGTCAAAGACGTCATCATTTCACTCGGTGGCGTGATCGTTCGAGAAGCGGGATCGCAACAAAAAAACGACTTAACCGTCTTATGGCCAAACGGTCAGCAAGTTGTCTATGAGCTGAAGAAAAAAGACTCAAAAACAGGGGTATTCATGTGTAACGATTCGGTGCCTCGTGGAAATACTGTGTACATATTCATTAATACCGGATTTCAAACAGTCCAAATCTGCTCGAACCTAACTGAAAAATTGTATAACGGTATGAAGCTCACAAACGCAGAATCGGCGAACATTGGTGAAATCCGTCGCGCGCTAGACACAATTGAACGCGATCCGTGTGCGACTAACATTTTAAACCTAGGTTACCTTGTAATGACATACATATCACTGAGCGTGAATAAGGGGGTCATCTCCCTCTTTGATTTTGGACAATTTTTCAAAAGGAACTACCATTTCACCACTTGCACTTTTCGACCCCGGCCGAACTTTATGATTTGTCACAACACTTTACAATAATCGCGTTTTGTTCTTTTCGCGAATCTTATGAGGTATAGTAATGACCGGAAGCATCACTTTCCAGCACAAGGTAGGGCAACACGGGAATCAACTCTTTGTCTGCTTGTTTGCCGCAATCATCGCTCACACACACGGACTCTCCATTCGCATGCCAACCAACGGTCTCGTAAGATTTAAAGAACCTTCTGAAGGATGGAATGAACCCCCGGAAGGTACGCAACGAGTGGTCGTGCGAAGGATGACGGATGTCACCGATGCGTTGGGACATTACCATCTCGCTCGGGGATACTACCAACACGCCGACCACTTCAACAAACACGTCGACGTGATACGTGATGTCATTCTGGATTTACCCCCAATCGAAAAAAACACAAAAGATGTCGTATTGCACATCCGTTTAGATGGTTTCAATCACAACGGACACAACAGTCATATTATTAATCCTGAATGGTATAAGGCCATTCTCGATACGCTCGAATTCGAAAAGCTTTATATCGTCATGGACACGAAAAGCGGTCGTATCTGGAGAAAGCAGGCCGGTGATAAGAAGAAATATCTCGACGCATTCTCCGGGTATAACCACGAAATAATCTCGGGCACAGCCGAAGAAGATTTCAATTTCATCAGGAGCTTCGATACCATCATATGCTCGAACAGTACGTTTAGCTTTTGGGCTACTTTTTTGAGCGACGCGTCGCGACGCTTCATGCCACCTTTTTGGGAATCGCGCAGTGCGAAGTTATCTCATATAGAAAATGCTATAGTCGTAGAAGATAAGTATGGATATATTAATATCGAGACAATGGAACCTGTTAAGATTACATATCAATGAATGAGCGCCTCGACAACGCGTTTGATGAGCGGCGGAGGAACCGCGTTTCCTATCTGTACGATTTGATCAGCGGGTTTGCCCTTCATCACATGATCCGCCGGAAAGCCTTGAATTTGTTTCAATTCATCCGGAAGAAAACTGCGAAGGTAACATTTTCCCTTGTGCTTCAACGGGACAAACAATCGTGGCTGTCTGGCGTACGTACAGATGATCGTTTTACTCGGCTTTCTGATATCCACGATCTCCACATGGAGTGGCGACTCTCTTTTACCGAACGAAAATCCATGTGGATACTCTTTTTTCTTACTTTCTGTGTTTTTTTGTTTTGTTTCCCAGGTTATGGGACCCATGTCGAGCATTCGCTTGAGATACGGATGGGGCTTTCCCGTCACTTCCGCCTTCTTTTTTTGTTCCAGAATGCACTCGCTCGGGATGCCGTCGAAGAATTCCTTCGGCACCTCTATCGCGTTCGTCAGATCGAATCGTACGATGTTCTGTAGGCCGATCCTCTCGGGTGACGCCTCGGGAAATTTCAATTGGGCGTTGTTGCGGGAACCGATGATGATCAAACGCTCCCTCTTTTGTGGCACACCGTGTTCTTCGCACTTCATGACCTTGTATTCGCACGTGTACCCGATCTTTTCAAACTCTTTCACGATGACATCGATGAACAGTTGTCCGTCGTTGGTCTTTCTGGTCAAGAGTCCCTTCACGTTTTCTCCGATGATGTACTCTGGTTCGGCTTCTTTGGCCGCGCGCACGAAGTCCTTGAACAACTGTCCGCGCGGATCGTTGGCATCCTTCTTTCCACCTTGACTGAAGGATTGACAAGGAAATCCCGCGAATAAAACCTTCCATTTTCCCTTGTATTCTCTGAATGTTTCATCTGAAATCTTTTGAATATCATTCCCTATTTTATGACATTCAAAATTGGCATCATGGGTCTCACAGAACAAAGGGGATAATTCCACGTACTCAGTGACAGTCAATCCAGCATCTGTCATACCCACGCAATCACCACCGCATCCTGAAAATAACGACGCTGCGTTCATCTTGGTAGTACTACCATTTACTTTTTTAAGTAAGATATTGTAATGTTCGCGGCGCCCATTTCGCCAGTTCCTATGATCGTAAGGCACAATGAGAAAAAAGCGCTGAAATATTCAAAGTTGTATCATTCTGAAGGTAATCCTAAGCGCAAGGAACTGTACCTCAAGCTTTTGATCAAATACAGTGTCGCGTTCGAACGCGGGGAGAAAGACGAAAAATCATTTTAATAATTATCGTGTGTATATATAATACCATGGTTGTCAATAACAGCAATGGGAACAATATTACTTTAAAAGTGTTAGAAGTAGTAAATCAAGGTCGAAATAGGAATAATCAAATAAATTCCATGTTAAAAGAATACACAAAGTACCTTAATGCGACAATTAGAACATATACCAATAATAAAGCTAAGATATATGAAAGTCCAAGAGATCCTAAACCGACATCCCGCGAACCAGACAAATATAAACTTATGATTTCAGCATATCAAGGTGGAAAAATGGTTGGTTATTTGTTTGCTAAACAAAAAGGGGAACCTAAGTATGCCGCACTAAATGGAAATAATAAATCCTTAAAAATACATGCATTTCAAGTAAATACAAACCGTGATGAAGTACATGTGAAAAATAATGGTATTCAATTTATTACACGTGAAAGAATACGCGAAAAAATAGTGAACGAATTTAAACGCAAAACAATTGGGAAATTTACCAATGATAACATTAACATGAACATTGAAA